GCATCCTGCTCATTAATTGATGGAAAGTCCTGGGGATTTTTTTTATCTTTAAGTGTTTTGAATTGATGATATGCGCGTTGCTTTTCAATAATTTCTGCAAATTCAAACGTATCTATTTTTCCATCTGTCCAGGCAACCTCGGCCATTACGTTTGATCCTACAAGATCAAAACTGCCATCATTGTTAAGTGCGGTATATGGTGGACGGATGCCCGGGTCTGTAACTCTGTTAAGGTGACCCATCGCACGGTTAATAATATTTTCAACCAGATCGAGTGGGTCCTGATCGGGGTGTCTGATACTTAATTCGTAAAGCTCTCGCTGTGCTGCGGCGACTGCAGCGGCAGTGTTGTCATCCGCGAGCATCGCCCACATATCGCCAGTGGATTTTCCGACCACTGTCGTGATCTGCCGCACCGCAAGCTGGTATCGGTCGGTCTTGGTGATGCTCATATAATCAGGGTCAGCCAAGACTTTCAGCATACTGGCGCCGGTGCTGGGTGAAACGCCGTTACCAATCGCTGCAAAGATTTGATCTTTAGCCCCTGGCACTTCGCTGGGACTAACCCCCGCGTATATCTCATCCCATAGGTCCAGCTCCATCCTGGCATTGACGAGTGTCTTTTGCTTTTCTAGCGTTGTATTGGCTAAACGCAATAACATCTGCCCTTGCGTGTTGTTGACGGTTCGATCAGCTATCTGCCTGTTGACCCATCCCAGCATCAGGTTACCCATGCCATACTGTTCCAGGCCAAGAGCGGTGACCTCTTGCTGGCGAAATATTTTCGCTTCTTCGAGAGCTTTATCTTCTTTTTCTCTTATGTAATCGTTTTGTTTAATTTCATCAATCATGTCCTGCTCGACACGCTTACGAACCTCGGCAGAAACATCAAGGTCATCGTCATTGTGAAATGCCAGAAATGCCACATCACCGTTACCGTCCCGCGCCTCTTTCTTAAAGTCCTCCATGTAAATGTGGACGGCCGCGTCCTCGCGCAACTTTTTGCTTAATTCAAATGCCTGATCGCCATTAACAAACCCGGCCGCAATACCTGCCTGTAAATGATCTTGAATATCCATTCCGGTATTCGTAATCATTGCCTGGTCGCCATCTTTGATACGCCTTTGCAGATCGAGCTCTTTCTGATATAGCGCCTCGTTCCAGATTACCTCTGATTGTTCTCTTGCCCGAGCTGCCTGCTCTTTGACAATACCGTTCCGGTATTCGACCGCATACTCGCCAATCTTCTGCCGGGTGTATGCCTGTATCTGCGGGTCGCTCTGTTGCTTTTCAGTGCTTACCGTGTAGGCATTAACCAGTTTGTCAAAAGTTTCTACGTCAGCTGGATTATCTGCAGCGTATTTAGTGAGTGCCTGCTTTGAATCAAGCAATAAACGGCCCTTGTATGCCTCCATGACGCCTTTATTAAAGGCATTAGCATAAATCGTGTCCTCGTCGCTCAACTCCATAGCGCCAGAACCACCGGCAAGAGTGCCAGCTTGTAAGCCACTCTGCTCGGCCTCAATAGCAGCCTTTTTATAAAAGCGGTGACCCCAATCACCCAGCACCTGCGACAGCTGGCTCGCGATCTTGGCCTGCCCTTCAAACTGCGCCTGCGCGGGTGTGATGCGCGGCTCATAGATACGCGGCGGTCCCGGTGGTGCAGCGGATGGACGTGGCGGCATGGGAATATTGGGCGCTGCGGGTGTGCGGATGCCCTGCGCGTAACTGAAGGGATCGCGGCCCTGTGGTGTGCCGGCTCGTTGGTCTGACTGGTATCTGCGTGTGGTCGCCATCTTATCCACCTAACTGGTTATATCGGAGTCCTGTATCCAGCAAAGTATTTGCGGCGTTGATGTACGCACTGGTCTGCGCGGTCTTGCCCTGGATGCGGATCGCCTCGGCTTCGATCTGCGCAGCTTCGATACGCGACTGCGCACTCATCATGGTGCCTTCGGCGGCCATGCGGATCGCCTCGGCCTGCAGTTGTGCCTCGGTGCCGACCAGCACTGCCTGCTCCATGCCCACCTCCATCTCTGTGGCGGCACCGTAGCGCAGCAGGGATACCCGGTCGGCCATGAGCTTGGCCCGCTCGGCGCCGAAGAAGCGGTTATCAACGATGCGCCGGGCGGTGTCAGCTTTGTCGATGGCCTGGTCACGATCGAACTGCGTGATATCGGCACCCATCATTGCTAATGGGCTACCATCGTATGCTTGTATGCCTTGCGCGGTGCGCAGTGCGACCTGGCTGGATAGTGCCTGATTGAGCTGCCGGCGCCGGCTTATCTCCCGGTCGGTCGCCAGCCGTTCTTCTTCTTTAACCTGCCGCTCGATGCCGAGCAGCATCAGCGGAATTTCCTGTTCTTCCAGGTCGGCCGCTTTTCCTGCGTACAGGTATCTCAGGCCCGCCTGCTTGCGTACTGCGTCGGCCGCCCGCCTCGCATAGGCATCGTGCAGTCCGGCGTATTCGTTTTGCCGCCCGGCATATTCTTCAAGCAGCAGCGCCTGGCGCTGGCCGCTTGCTTCGGTCATATCCGCAAGAACACCGGCTGCTTTGCGTGCGCTTTTCCCTGATGAGTAGCTTGAACCCGCTGAGAGAAAACCAAATAACAACGTAAGGCCCTGTAGAGCACTCATTTAAGCCTCCACCTCAACCAGCAAACCCAGCAGCGTGAAGGGCTGCGGGTCGGTTTGCGTGATAGTTACCTGGGCGAGCCGGTCCCATCCGTTCAGATAAGCCTCTTTGATCCCGGTATATGCCGAGGGTGCTGAATCGAGCACGTCCTCGCCGAGATTGCGCTCGGGCACCAGCACGTTAGTGCTTGTGCCGGTCGTGGTCACATAAACGCCGAGAGTCTGGTAAAAATCCCCGACGATACGCACCAGTCTTTTCTTCTCGGTCAGGATCGAGCCGTTCGCAAAATCCGAGGTCACCGGCATCGTGGTTACCGTGACATCAAAATCAAGTCCGACCTCGACCGTGGTCGCTTCTCGTGCCAGGGTGATCGTGCCGCCTGATGGTGTGGCATCATCCATGATCGACCCGTCGGCACGCACCCGGCACGACTCACCATTAAGGTGTGCCAGGTTGCTGACCGTTGTGCTAGACGATTGGGTTTGCGACTTATTGGCGTCGGTGTAGGTATCAGGGTCGGCTTTCTCGAGGTGGTAAACGGTCGAGCTGTTGATGGTGCGCTTGACTGCGAACCAGACCTCGGTGCCCTCAACTGTTACCGCTTCAATATCCCCGGTGGTTTCCCATTTGGTCCAGCCGGCAACCTGTTGGGATCGCAGCGTGTTGAATACCGCCATCGTCCCGTCGGAGTTGACCACATAAACATAGTTTGCATCCTCTGTCGATGTTCCGCGTCGTGCATCCATATCGACCGGCGTCGTGATGAGATGCGACGCCAGCAGCGTCGCGCTGTTCGATGTGTACGCATCTTCCTCCCAGGAAAATAGAAACTCACGGATCGAGCTCTGCCCGTAGTCAAGGAACAATGTCGCGCCGTCAATGTTGACCGGCGGCGTGCTGCTGGAACCGAATCGGGTCTGGTTCTTGATCGCAATATTGCCGGGGGTGATCGGGCTCGATGAGATATAAAACTCGCCGCCGCTGGTGAAAAGCTGCAGGTGCCTGGCCGGCATCAGGGCCACAAGGGCATTGATCTGGTTGGTGTCCAGGGTGACATCAATCGCATCATCATCGGCGCCGGTGCCGACGTCAAAATTGAAGTAATCGGCAACCTGTGACCCCCACAGGGTATGCGGTCGTTGGCCTGATCCCCCGAACCACAGTCGCTGCTGGAAAAATGCGACCGTCTTAGGCCAGCCCCGGGTTGCGCTCCACACGTCCTCGTCACCCGAGCCAAAATCAAACTGCGGAATGTTTGTTAGTGTGATGTTTGAAAGGGTCCAGCTGGTGTGCGCCGCTCCGCGCACCAGTTTGGCCGGTTGGTGATCCTCATGCACGATAATCATGGTGTCGGCCGACTGCACAACATTAAGCTGTTTGCACTGCGCCAGGGTGTAGGTTGTGGTCACCGTCGCCTGCAGGGCGCCATCCATGTAAACCTTGATTGCGTTGTTCTGAAACGCCATCACATAGGTCTGTTCGACGTTGAATGAAAAAGTGTAGAGGAGCGATTCAGCGCCGAGCGCGGCGTGATATGCCATCCCCGGGCGTCGCTTAAACCCTCCCTGCGGCAGCGCCAGCACATTGGTGCCGGTATCGGCGCCCTGGTAATACTGCTTGACGTCGGTGCGTGCTGCCAGGCGCGGGTCGAGCACGCCCGCGTTAAATGCGGTCTGCAGGGTACGCAGACGCGGCACTAGGCTCGGGCCTCAATAAACGGAGAATCCACGATGCCGGCCTGTGGCCGTGACTGCGAATCCGCATACCGGGCACGCTTTAACTGGTTTTCAAACTTGAGCGTGTAAATCTCTGCCAGGGAGCGGTTGCCGGTTACCGGGATCGCAAACTGTGACGCTAAATCATATTCCAGCGTCTTGGAAAAATACGCCGGCAGCCGGGACTCGTCCGGTTTGAAAAGGTAATCCAGCGCGACCTCGTTGGCATCGGAATAGAGTTTATTTTCATAAATCTCAAAGTCGACGTCCGGGTAAGCCAGGATGCCCATCAGATAACCGGACGGTAAGCTGTAGGCATAGGTCCAATCGTTGAGTGGCGTATCGGTGAGCTGGCTGAGTTGGCTTTTAGCGGCTGCGAAACGCCAGCGGTGTGCGGTCAACAGCGACTCAAATGTCGAATCGTAGAGGTTGGATGCTACCTCTGCCCCTGATCCTCCCTCGGTAAACGATGAGATCGTGCCGTGTCCGATCATCAGCAGGGCGTTGGAGCACATCGAGATGCTTGTCGCCATTACTTAAATCCTAAAAAAGAAAAGGCAAGGGCCGTATTCCAGACCCCTGCCCCTTCCAGGTTGTGTCCCCCACAACGAGGAACCCGTTACCCGATCCGATTAGTCGGTGTCGGTTTCAGAGATTGCGGTGCCGTCGGATATGTCAACTACACTCGATGCGTTTGAAAGTACGCTGACGATATTGGTCGTCGGTGTGCTGGTATCGCACACCCAGATAATATCGCGCACCTGCAAAAGATCAGTCGCGTCGTTGAAATACCCCTCGGTATTTACAGTCGCAATCGCGTCGGTTGTCGAATAGACCCACATGCGGGGAGCTTTCCCACCAGGGCCGATCTGCTGTAAACCACTTAATGCGTATGCCATGATGATTACCCCTTATTGGTAGGAAACGGATACAGAACCGTCGCCGTCACGAGATACCGAACCGGCTTTAACCACACCGTTGCACAACCATGAGGTTTTCTGCGCGATGTAATTAACTTCGGTTTTGATATCAATACCAACCGCAAGACCTATGGCACTTTTGTGCCAGGCAAACCCTTCAGTCGTACCACCTGAAACAGTCAGGCCGCCTTCGTCGCGGGACTCGACGATGTGCCAAGCAAAACCCATCCAGGTGTTGAGTTCGCCGGACATCAGCGCCTTAACGCTGTTGTAGTCTGAACTCGTAACCGTGGAGATGTTGAGCAAGTCCTCAAGGCCGCCAGCCGTTACAGCAAAATGCCGGTCGCCCGAGGGCACACCTTTGTCGTTGAGGTACTTGGACGCTTCGACCACCTTCGCCACAGTCATACCGGCCGAACCGTGGGAAATAGTACCCGCCGGGCTCGACTC